CGGCTTTGCACGATACCCCCTTGCGTTTGCCATCCACTGAATTGTGTGGCCAAAAAGCCCGGCTCTTCGGCAGCATCAAACAGGGGGGTCAGATCACCTTTGATGAGTGTATCGGCATCAAGGTAGAGTACCAGATCGTCGTCGTTGAAAGACTGCACGACCAATTGTTTGCACTCAAATTGAGCGTTCCTTTTTATGTATTCTGGTTCCCACCGAACGGGAATGATGCCCAGTGATCTATCTTTTGCTATTTGCGTAACAAGCTTCCACGATCCCTCACCATAGGTGTCTGGCATGTCTGGCCAAGCATGGACGCAGACCGGTCCATTCCAATACTTCCGCAGTGAACGCAGGCTCACGATCAGGTACGGCAGGTGGGCGGGGTGGCTCATCACGTAGGTAATTACTCTCACTTTACAACTCCCCCATCAAAAGTGAATCTAAACTGTTTGATCTCTTCAGAATATCGCTCAGCCACTTTCACCGCCATTCGGGATGTGTAATAACTCCGATAATCCTTTTTTCTATGCATAGCTCCAATTACATCCAATCGCATCTGCGGCATACCCACGATGTCACATAATTGAAACCAATCAGATTCTAACGTCTCGTATCTTCCAATAAAATCCACTCCGAATTGTAACCATTTCATCTGTGAATGGGCATGTCCAAAAAAAGGTCTAGTCATCGATGCAGTACCAAATCTACCCAGGCATTTTCCTGAAACAATCGTTTCTAAGAATAAATCGAAACTGCCTAAATATATATTAGTGCTCGCAGATGCGTTCCTTTTTCTTCGGAAGGAATAATAGTATTCATATACTGAAACTAGCCGCTCCCAAGTATTACGCACAAACGCAAACTTGAAGCATGAATTATACCAATTCTGCAAGCTCTCTTTCTGCAAACCCTCTTGGTGTTGTAATACATGACTAACTGGATAATGTCCTAAAATCATACAATCGACAAAGCAATCTACCTTATAATCATTATGTTTATAATGGCAAACATTTAGATTCTGTTCGAGGCTTTTAATTATGGATCTTCCAGCTACTCTCGGTACATGCATAAACACTATTTTTCTATTCATAAATTCAACTCCTTTTCTCATTTTTTCTACTCAGAGTTTCTGTAAGCCTCAATCTGGCAGGGACAGGAACAGATTTCAGGGCGGAACAGATGCCGTCGAACATATATCGCATCGTACTGCCCACTGTGGCTCCGGGTCGTGTGCGTGGTCTGCCGCAGGAAACCATGATCCATCAACCAGCAATGAATCTCGACTGTGCTAGGCCAATACTTGGAGGGAGGATTGGCAGTCATCTCGATGTTGATGACTTCCACCCCCTCCACAAACCCCTCCCCGCCTTCCAAGGCCTCCCACTCGGAACCCTCACAATCGAGCCACAGCAGGACGTGTTTTCCACGCCGGACAAAGAACTCATCCAACGTAGTTACATCCACGTCGATCGTCTTGTAATCCCGCCCACCCTTTTCCGTTTCATCGAACTGATAGAGCGACGATCCATCCCCATGGCGTTCCTTATCGAACAGTTTGCCTTTTCCGACCTGCCCCCCGATAGCAGTCTGAAATACCTTACCTGGATAATCCTTCAGACAGGCGACGATTCTCGGATGGGGCTCACAACCGAACAGATCAACATGGGGCCACGCCTCCACCATCACGAAGACTTCTTTGTGCCTGTGCCCAATTCCCACCTGATAGATCACATCGGGAACCCAGTCCAACAACTTGGCTACATTGACTACTGCCACTCCACTGCGTCTTTGCAATTTAGAAGCCATCAATCGCCCCCTTCCTCGGCCAGACGGGACAACGCTTTCCTTCGCTTGCAAAAACACTCCAGCTCTCCCATTGACAATGCAAGTGTTTCTTCATCGACATGCCACATGGCTTTCAGAAGAGCTTCATACACGTCTGCCCACTCTGACCGATCCTCTTCTCCCTCGGTGAACTTTCCCAGTATACGGACAACCGGCCCAAACAGATCGGCGAGTGCCGTGTACGCACTTTCCTTTTTAGCCAATCCCAGTTGACTCCTCACCCGCTTATACGCCGCTACGATTTTTTCAGAATCACCATCAACAGACAGCACCCGCTCCCCATTTAAATTGATAAATGTCAGAACAGATTCTTCGCCATTGATAAAAGTAGTCACACTGGATACGTCCGACAAGTTGACCAGCCTTCCCGATTCCACTTCAATCCAATTGGACTTACTCATTGCATCGCCTCCTCTGCATAATTACGTACGTTTTTCAGCGTACTCCAATGACTCCAACCCTGCTTTTTCATGTTTGCTCGGACGATCCCAAACCCCAGACGCTTCGCACAGTAGTACATACACCCATCTTGCGACGGCACAGGAAGAGCACCTGGATTGCAAGTGGCCCCCACCCAGCACGCCACCTTCGCTGTGAATCGAGTGTGGAAGAATCCACACCAACTGATGACCCGATGATGTCTCAATGTGCCATAGCCCTTTTTAGGAATCAAGTCCAGCGGGGGCTTCTGCCTGAGCATCTGCAAATTCTCGTTTGCCTCCACCCAAGCGTCGAGCTTCATCATCTGATCGGCGGGCTTCGTATAGGGCCACGGCTGGGCAACGATTGCCGGGCAGTTGTCAAACCACGTCGGGTCAATCCAATTGTCATTGCCAGTAGCCACCACGTCAGTGTCGAGCTTGAGCCAGTACCGGGTCATCACAGACAAGGGGGGAACATAAACGAATCCCGCCAATGCCTTGTGCCGCTGGGGATTGTTCCATTTCGTCGGCTCCCCGGTCCGTCTGTAATCGCACCGCTCGCCAAATGACTTCAAGGGCCAGGCGACAACAGATAGATTCGGATGGTCGATCACCTCCCGAACAGCCTGCTCTGTAATGCTGTACTTGTCCCGAAAAACAACCATCGGAACCTTTAACAGCGACGGCTTGTGCTTTTTCCAGGTGGGCCAGGTGAGCTTCAATTGCTCTAGGTGAGCAGCGTCGGTTCCAACTACCAAAGTGTAGTCTGTGAATTTGCTCATTGCTGTATTTTCTCTCCCGTGTCGCGTCTCTCAATGTCATCAGGGTCTAGCCCAACCCAATAAAACTCTATGGCGATTGTATCTTCCAAAGACTCGAATCGGTGCAGAATTCTCGGGGGCACATCCGTGATCTGATTGGGGCCCAAGACAGTCTCATCGACCGTCCCGTTAAATTGTTGGGTGACAATCTTGAGCCGTCCCGCTATCACAAAGAACCGATTCCATTTATGCTTGTGAAAATGGTTGGAGCAACGAAACCCTCTCTCGACCCGAATGAGATGTGACTCCGTGCTGTTCCACGCAAAGACGGGCTGGGTGATCCCCCAGACCTTGCCTTCTTTTGCTCCGATCGGCGGTTGGTTCATTCTCGTCTCCCATTCTACCCCCGTAAGGGCCCCTGTAGTCCCTTCCTGCTCCCATCCCCTAGATTATACCTAATCTCCATTCGAGGCCGCCTATGCCCCATACTCGCCAAGATTTTGGGGTGTACCATACCTCGACTCCCATTTCCGTACCAACTGCTCTTTTTCAGACTGAGACACTGACCGCACAGCATGTATGAACGGGTCCTCTGTCACAAGCAGAAATCCACCCCCGCACGATGGGATGAATGTCAGGACAACCGGCTCCAATTCATCAACGTACTGATCGACTTCGATCGTTCGTTTTTTCATTGCGTTGGTCATTTCTTTTCCACCTTCTTTCTTCTTTCCCTCTCCTTCTTCGGCGGCTTCCAATACCAGCCATTCAGGTCAAAGGGAGTCTCCATCCCGGCCGTTGCCATTCCAATCGCCTGACTGAACGGGACGTGGGGGAACGCTCGCAAACCACTCTGCCTGTTGCAATTATACACGTTCAATCCGAACCGCTCGAATGCCCCACTTTGCACCGTCCTGCAAAGCAGCTCGTTGATGACGGCGAACTGGTGATTGTTCGACTCACAGGCCTTGGCATCGCGGTCTTCACCGAACGAGTAGTTGTCCGTCAGCCCCTTCGCGGAGTCCATGCGAAAATCCACTCCGACCAGAAAAATCGTCCGGGCTCCCAAATGATACAGTATCCTCAAACCCAAGAGCATGGAGCAGATCGTCTTCTGTTCCCCCGTGCGAGCGACACCAACATTCAGATTGCCCATCGTCGCTCCATGCTCGGTGAAGAACGAATCATCGGACCGCATCCAACTCCGTCGCAGGAAGCCCCAAGCATTCGGGCAGTCGCACGTCGAAAACTTCTGCCCATCCGGAAACGTCAACTGCTCGAACTGCTTGTCCCTGATCTTTCGTCGCAGCCCGCCCCGCTTCTTTTTGAACTTCGGTATCGGGACGAACTTCATTATACCGGGGTCCAGCCAGATACCAGAGTGAAACTTGGATGGTGGATCGGAGTGAACGAATGCCTGTGGTCGGAAGGCGTCCCACCCCGCCACGTTGTTGACCGCCAGCGACCAGCAGCCACGGCGGTTCAGGTCACTCATTGGCAGTTGTCGAGCGGACGGGCCACCGCAAACCAAAAAGGCAATTCCCGGATGCCGCATCGATGCCTCGAAGCAAGTAACTGCCTTTGCATGTTTGTCAACGATGTGCAACGGGTCCCGAAACTTCCTTATCAAGTCGGGATCGGAGACGAGCAACTTTTCTTTGCACGTATCGCAAGATGGAATGCCTGCTGCTGGAAACTCGGTGTCTTTCGGAGTAGTCAACCGGCACTTGCCATATCGATAACAGATGGGCTGCCTGCCAAACTCTATGGAATCCTGATCCAAATACACACAATCAGTCATTGCAGTTTGTCTCCCAACACACTTTTCAATTGTTACTTGAAACGTTCAATGAGTACCGCCACTTTGGAAAGCTGTCTGTTATCGGTGTTGTCTTCACCGTCTGGTCCGAGATGTTCTAAAAACTTGCCATCTGCTTCACCATCTAAATCATCGACTCCGCTTGTCCAAATATGACTTAGCGGATTACCTGCCAACGCCAAATCAGACCCATCGGTGCCAGCGTCAACCGTGTCACTGTTATCGACATGAATTGCATGACGGTGATTGTCGTGATCGGGGTGGTTGTTCTCCGTATCACCATGCCACCGGAATCCCACGTCATCCCCTGGTGTGGTCTCTGATCCGTCGGCGGCAGCATCGTCGGGATCGTAGGCCATCAAGACGCGACCCTTCACATCCCACGTTTCATCGTCTCCGTTGCAAAGCACCCACCCTGTCTCGATTCGATCTGTTCCCTTCTGCCATTTCAAGTCACCGATCTTGCTCTTCAGGTATTCCGACTCACAAACCCTATTCCCCTCTTTGGTGAAGCTCCATCGGATAATATCGTTTTTGTACACTGACGGGTCATTGTCATGGGCAACATCGCGGAGCCGTGGCAAGCCCACCCAGAACTTATCACCCCGCTCGATCGTTCCATCGTCATTGCAGAGCTTCACCTCCACGCGGGGCTTGCCATTGTTCTCCTGCCAATCATATTGAGCCTTGGCCGACAAGTCCCTATCCTGATTCTTCATCACCCAAATCCGATATATATCATCGTGCTCGTCGTAGACTGCATACCCCTTCGCCGGGTAGCTGGCACTTTCCCCTTCCCCTTCAAACTGATACACCCCGTTGGACAGCAGCGAATTGTGAACTTCGAGTGGGACGATGTCACAATAACGAATGGGGTAATCGATGCGTTCAGGATTGATCCCATCCCAATAACGCACGACAGAGGCCTTGGCCTTTTCACTGGTGCGAGTGAGATCGGCAGTCAACTGGAATTCGATGAAACGAGCTTTCCAAAACAGATCAACGATTTCGTAGACCGTCTTGCCATACTTACCCGTTCGCGGCAGTGCCACTCCCCGAGTTCCCTTCGGAGCCTCGAAGCCCTGCGGCCGAAAATCCTGTACTTCGATCAAGGTCGTTTCAGGGTCTATGAATTTATTGGCTTTGGCGTACCAAGATAAAATATACGCTTTAGCAGGGGAGCCTTCATTCAAATCCTGCCGTAGCTTGAAGTAGACAGGGGCCACGTCATTGACTAGCGGAATAAACATGCCCCGCTGCTGATGCCAGTACGCTGAAATCCTGTCCCCCTTGGCCAAGACGGTCTCCGTTGCAGTCGCGTCCAACTCCCACTCTTTGTCCACGGTGTCCCACTGTACATCATCGAGGCTGGCTGATCTGGTATTCTTTTCACCCCATAGTGGACGACACAAGTAAAGCCCACTGTCCCTTTTGTCTGAAGTGTTAATTTGCTCGTTGGTGATTTCAACGAGGGTCTGAATGAACGGGGCCGGCTGTGAAGTGCCGTTAACGGACCCACCTAACTGCTGATTCTGAAAAGAACCCCTAGCACCGGCCTCGACCCGACGAGCAACGGCACTCAATCGATCCATGTATCCCACCGACAGCTTGTCACCCACCTTTTTCTTGGAGAACCGATCAAAAGACATTCGAGAACTTCCTAATCAGTTGCTTTGACCTGCGGCGGGAACAAATTGTTAAGATCAGATGATTCGTAAACAGGTTTTCCATTTATTTGCAACGGCTCCCATTGCCCAGTTTCATCCTTGATGAAATGATTGTGCCCAATCACCTTTCCGTCTTGCTTGACGTGCTTCTCCAGGAACTTCATACCAACCGTTACCGGGGTATTTTCCCAACCCTCCCGCCATGTGTAATCCTCCTGATATGAATAACCAATAAACATGACGGTCTCTGCAACGGCATTTTGCAAGAGTGGCATCTTCTTTTTGTTGACGAGCCCCATCCGGTTTCGCATCGCCTCGATGATCGTTGGCATAAACGCTCGATTGATGCGAGGCCACGTAACATCCCATTGCGTCTCTGGAACAATCTTCGTCACGTTGGTCAAGGGACTCTTCACCTGATCCTCCGCCTTCCACGAGGCATGTGAGTCGCTCCATGCTGCGTTAAGCCCACGAACAGGAACAGTCAAAAATTCCGCAGTTGAGTCGGCAGAGATTTGCAGGAAGGTAGTCGGATCGTTTTCGTCCTCGTTCTGCGGACCTGTAATGTAGGAAACCGAAACCACGATGAAATCATCGTACGTTCCACTAGGAGCACCCGGGTCCAAGTTGTACGGATCGGCAGGTAGTGCATCTCGAAGGGGTGCGAAGGCGACGGAGGTAGTGTGAAACGCGGTTGATCCAGGATACCTGCGATTGGGAGAAACGATGAACGTCTCTTCATCCAAATTGATGCCACGCGGAAAAGACAACCCCAAAAATCCAGCCAAGTCCTTTGCTTGTATGATGTACTTCTCATTGATCTGTCCCGACTCTTCATTGAGGCTTCCCGTTGGAAACCCGTTCATTAACTTGTACGGAATACCACCGGCAGAAAGTGCCCAAAACTTCGGATTGAGATTGATGCTCATGTGATCACCTATTTGTTTCCAGCCACCAAACCACCGGCGTTTTGATCCGTCAGCGACTTGAGCATATCCTCTTGAATCTTTTTCGATGCCTCGGCAACTGCCAATTGATCCTCTTGCACCTTGTCTTTTTTGTCCCCTACCAAACCCTTGAGCAGATTTTCTTGAATTGAACGGCCCCGCTCCCGCAGCCCCTTGAAACCGATCTCTTCCAACGCAGATGCTGCTTCTGGAGGAGCCCCCGGTTCTGGTTCTGGTTCTGGTTTCTCTCCCTCTTTTTTCTTCTTCTTTATCTTTTCCAGTTTATCAGCACGACCAGCTTCCAATTTCACCTTGCTTTCAACCACACTCTTTATGGCGTCATCAATTGATGCCGTTTTCATCAACTTCTTCGTGCGATCGCTGGCTACTCCAATATCAATTACGTTCGGAAGATCACTGAGCGTTTTTTCTAAGTTTTTCAAGAGGATTGCCCCAACATCCCCTCCCGTCAAAGCAGCTTCCAGCATCTCAGGAATGCTCATAAAAGCTCTGCCCATGCCCTTGATCATGGCCCATGCAGCATCAATCATAAACCCAACATAATTAACGAATATATCAAAGGCGTAAGACAGTGCTGCTTTAAGAATATCTGGAAGTGCTGCCCCAACCTTCTTCCAGTTTTGGGCAATCGCCAAAATCCACTCAGACGCCTCCAATGCAAATTCAGAAACTGCTTTGATGGCAGTAGCCGCCATCTCTGAAAAAGTATCACCAATGGCAGCTATGTCGATGTTTGTTATTCCAAGCAAATTCAACAAGCCCAGCCAGCCTTGAATGACGGCACCCATCATAATGTCGAATGTTTGCTTTATGTTCTCCCAAGCCAGACTGATAAGATCGGCAGATTCCTTCAACGCCTTGACCACCGGAACTGTTTTTCTCAGCCAGTTAATCAACGCAATAATGCTGGCCACAACCACGCCGATAGCAACGATCAAAATTCCAAACCCCGTTGAGACGGTGGCCAGTTGAATTGCTCTTGCTGCAACCCGAGCAGCAGGTCCCAACGCTTTAATGGCAAACCGCAATCCTATAACGGCCATGGTAGCCTTGATCGTGTTGCCAATGAAACCCCCCATCTTCTTATCGACATCCCTTATCACTTCAACTGATTTGGATATGACCAAAGACAACCCCCTGAAAATATCGATCAAAGGTTCCACAGCATTCAGCACTGGAGTCAACGCTGCGATGGCCAACTCGGACATCGCTGAAATCAGTTCCTTGAGCGTTCCGATGAACGTGTCCATCCTTGCAGCAGCAACGCGGGCAGCCCGGCCTAGATCACTTTCAAGACCCTTGGCCAGATTCTCCACAAACTTTCCTCGCTGCATCAACGACAGGAGGCCGACGATCCTACGACCGCGGGCACCAAATAGAGCAAATGCCTTCTCGGAACGGGACACAGCATCCGTAGGCATAGCATCCGCCAAGGCCCTGAACAATCCGATGGCATCTAACGCTCCCCCTGGTCCTGTAGCAAAGTCACGAATGTTTATGCCCAATTCCTGCAGAGCCTCAGCGGCGTCCTTCGGTTGCGAAATCAACCGCTGCAAAGCAATAGCCATTGCCGTCCCAGCCTCACCACCACGAACACCAGCTTTTGCCAAAGCGGTCAACAAAGCAGTAGTGTCTCGAAATGAAATCCCCAAATCAGCAGCAGATGATCCCAATGCTGTAAGGGCCACCGCCAATTCTTGAGCAGTTGTCTGTGCCCTCGATTGTGCCGAAGAAAGGAAGTCTGCGATCCTACCCGTATCACTCGCAGCCAGCTTAAACTTGACCATGTTGTCTACAACTACCTTGGCGGCATCACCCAACTCAAAACCAGCCGACGCAGCCAGATTCAACACAGTGGGCAACGCCCCAATCGCATCTTTAGCATTCAGACCACCTAATACTAACTGATTCATAGCCTCAGCAGCCTGCACCGAAGTATATCGAGTGGTGGCCCCCAATTGTCGAACTGCTTTTTCAATCGTAAGATAAGAAGCTTCACCCTCTTTGCCCAACAATCTAGCGTTGGCACGAACACGTACCATTGCTTCCTCGAACGTCGCTGCGGCAGTCGCCGCTTTGATGAACACCATTCCTATGGCAGCAACCCCCGTAGCGATTCCCAACGAACCCATTGCACCCGACATGGCACCTGCCAAACCACGTACTGCCCGCATGGCTGGGGCCTTCGCCCTATTCAGATCACTGCGGACCTTGCTGGCATCAGCCCTCACACGTATGTATGCTTTGGCCAATTCTATACCAATTTTCTCATCCTCCCTTCCTCCGCCGTCTCCGCTGTTTTTGTTTGGCTCTTTGTTCTTTCTTCGCTTCCACTTCCATCAATTGCCTAGCCACCGACTTGCCCCCGATCCTTCCCTGAATCTTTTCTCCGTCCTTCGCACGTCCTTGTATCGTACCATCTTCGGAGGTATTTCCTATAAGATTCAAGGGGGCCGTCTTGACCCCCTTTTTGTCACTCTTGGCTTTCAGGACCTTTCGATCAGTCAACCGCATGAACATCTGATCAAGGGTCAAGTCTCCTGGATCACCTTGAAAACCGCGGCCCCCGTTCCATGGATCATCACAAAGCACTCGAATATGATACGGCTCCAATCCGTGAAGCAATCCATCTTTCAAGAGGTCGTCTTTGTCAGGGCCGCTGGCCTCTTTCCTCATTGCAGCGGCCCCTAACCATTTTTTACTTGAGGAGCCGAAACACGTTCGATCTCCTGAGCAACCTCCGCCATGAGATTGGGCTTGTCCGAGAACGCCTCCAAGACCTGTTCTCTCGTAACGTCAGAATGTCGGAGTGTCATCCACACGAACGAGACCATCCCCTCCATGCTCCCAGTGATCCACCATGCGACGTAAGGAATCTTCACGGACTTGATCGTGTTGCCCGTGAACTCTTCATATTGCTTCACCGTGATGGTTTTTTGATCCAAGGCCGTCACGACAAACCGTTTATAGGCATCGTCATCTTTGACCGCATCAGGTCCGAACTTCTCGGCCATGAACTTCCGCAAATTCTTGGAGATGACCACCGTGCTCACATCGTAAGCCTCTTTGTGTGGCAAATCACCAACGTCCCACCGAGCAGCTTCCTCGAACTTCTCTTGCATCATCGGTTTGCGAATTGCTTCTGGCAGCAAGTCGATATTATCAGCGAACGTTTTGAGATAGCTCCGCCGATATATCTCTACGCAGTCCCGCTCCACCTCGGTCAACTCCCGGATCGTGAGGGGACGAATCACGCATTGCTTCCCGTCGATCTCGACCGTGAGCGGAGAACCCGCCCCTACGGCTCTTGCCATTGCTTCACTCATTAGAATGTCTCCCGTTTCTGGCCCCGTAAGTGCCCCTCTAGTCGCTTCCAATTTCTACCCTCTAGGCATACCCATCTCAAATCCAAAGCCCCGTATGCCCCCTTCTCGACGATTACAAAGGCATCACAATCCCATCGCAGCATCTTACGGCATGAGTCGAGGCGTAGCTCCAACTTCACCGGGATAGTAATACACTCCATCGGCTCCCCAACTCGAAGTCCACGCGATTACTTCCTCAGTGTCCGGATCGACGGTCAGGTTGAAGTCCATGCAGAGTGCTCGCGGGAAATCATAGTACAGAGCAGCACCATCCAACCAAAGGACCGCAATCGCCACGTCCCCCCGTGCGAACAAGTTGAAAGCATTGTGAGCTATGTCGGTGTCGAACTTGCCTTCTGCCGTGAACGTACCATCGATCCTACCGGCTGCCCGGTTGGTATATCCCCCGCTGTCTGAGTCTCCCCATTCAGCGGTGCCGGCGAGCGTGGGATTCACCGACCATGATGTGATACGGGCGACAAGGGTGACGCCCACAACAAATTTTCCATTCCTGCCGGTGAGTGTGTTAATTGCAGTCATATCTCGTACTCCCTAAAAACGCTACATGGGAAATTGTGATTGCGAAGATGAACTCGACGTGCTGCTGCTACTTTCGGAACTGGTGCTGCTGGAACTCGTCAGGCTGCTCGAACTGCTGGAACTCGTGAGCGAGCTGGAACTGCTGGAGCTTGTCAGGCTGCTCGAAGACCTGGACGAAGATTCACCCGTCTTGTCGAGGGCGACCCAGACATCTCCGATGGCCCCGTTGCTCGGTACATATATGTAGGCATCGGGAAGCTGTCCAGCCCCATCAAATGTTTGATTCCAAAAAGCACTTGGAACTAGGCCGATAGCTGTAGATATAAACCATCTATTGGCGAAGAAAGTTCCAGAATCCCACCACAGATAGTAAGTCCCATTCGTGTAGTAGTTCCTGCCACCAAACGCTCCCGCCTGCGTGTAAGCTCCGAGCACCGTGGCAGGCGTGACACCCGACTTGGCCGGGCCGACCCAGAGCGGTTCCAAGTTGGA